AATGAAAGTTCAAGTGTATTACCTGCCAATCGTACATCTTCTGCCCAAGCATAAACTTGAACAGTTACTCCTGTACCTGCAACACTATTAGCATTCAATAGTGTTCCCAAGGTGTTGATTGATAATTCACCAAAATCAAGCATGTCTTGGATGGAAGTTAAATCCAACCAATCTTTATAATTGATATATGGTAATGTCAACTCACCACCTTGATTTGATTGAGGATAAAAATATATATGTGGTCTTTGAGAATACACACCAAATAATTGTTCACCTGAAGCTGGAGCAACATTGCCCGCTTCAAAAACACTTAACGGTAAGTAAGACATAAGTCCACATCCATAATAAAATGGAGATGCATTAATCAATAATTTCACTTTTAAAGTGCAACTAACGAATGCATAATTATCCAATTTCCTTTTAATAGCTGGATCCGTAAAGAAAGAAGCCCAAGGATTAATAGTTTGATTAAGATCGTTATTTTCTAACCAAGTGTCTGAATAAATCAGAACTGGACGAGATAAATAATTTCCTAATTCAGTTGATGCATTGTAAGAAGAAGTAAAAGTCTTATCCACAATTGGTGTATAAGATTTAACTTCACCTTCATCTTGATCATTAAACTCAATATTTTGAGTCATAGTTTTATCTGCCGAAGAACTCATTCCAACTACATCTGTAGATTGAACTTGAAATTCTGTTACTTTAGCAAGTTGATTTTTCTTATTATATTCCATAATAAGTTCATAATCAATAGATAAAATATCATAATATTCATCAACAATAGAAGCATTAGATTTTCTACTGCCTTTCTTGTCAAAATTCTTGAAAGCCTTACGACTATCAGAATTACGTTTCAATGCTTTTGCGAGGTCATCGTCTCGCGCACTCTGAGGGTTTTTATTGTCAGAAAGTCCATTTACTTAAGGTGACATGACTCAGCGTTCACCTTAAGCCTAAAAACACATTCAAACTCCAACCTAAATTTGTTCTCTAAATAGAGATTTTGGGGAACGCCCAGGTAGGATTACGATGTATATCCACTCTTATTCTGTCTTGGTGCTATAGGATTAATTTACAGAATACAGTATCTATATACAAAGACTCTTAGTTGTTTCACGATGGTAGAGTACACCACCGAGCGAGTCGCCACCTATTTAGAAACGACCTAGTGTCACATGTTTGGAATTACTCCAAAATTGTAAAACTAGTTCGTCCCAGGTAGGAAAAGTACTTGATTCGATCCAGATATCATCAACAGTGTCATATAAGACGCGTTGTAACAAAGATCGTTTTTCTTCAAATATTTTCTTACCATAATAAAAATATTCGCGTACTGCTGAATTAACAACTGCACACATTTGTTCTTCTTTTGTAATTGTTTTACTTCTAGTCCAAACCATGAGCATCTTTTCGATGGATTCAT